CTACTAAAGAAAAGGGCTAAAGAATGGCAAAGCTAAAGATCACAAGGGCAGATGGCTCTGTATCTGATCATCAGATAACCCCATCGATCGAATACGCATTCGAGGTTTACGCCAAGAAGGGTTTTCACAAAGCCTTTCGTGACGATGAAAAACAGAGTGATGTGTATTGGCTGGCTTGGGAGTGTATTCGCCGTAGCGGAGAAACTGTCAAAATGTTTGGTGCAGAGTTCTTGGACACACTTCAAAAGGTGGAAGTCCTTGATGATGACCCGGAATTATAGGGCGTGACTCTTTCACCTACTTAGTCGCGAGATTAAGTCTGGAAACGCAGATCGCGCCTAATGACTTACTCGAACTTGATTCGAGAATGTTTAAGGCTTTATTACAGGCTATGAAAGATCGAAACAAGGAGATGAAAGATGCCAGTCGCAGTAAAGGGCGCAGTCGCACTTCGTAAAGCCTTGAGGCAGTTCACACCTGATTTAGCCAAGCAATTACCTAAAGAGATGGCGATAGCCCTTAAGCCTGTTGTGAAAACAGCTAGGGGCTATGCGCCTTCTGAAAGTCAAATACTTAGCGGTTGGAAACCTAGATCAATGGGCGAAGGTCGATTCCCTACCTATAACGCCTCAATGGTCAAGGCTGGTATTGGCTACAAGACAACACCTTCAAAGCCTAATCGCAGAGGCTTTAGATCGTTAGCGCGCTTATTCAATAAAACAGCAGCTGGTGCGATCTATGAAACTGCTGGGCGCAAGACCCCAGACTCAAGATTTGTACGCAATCTAAATAGCAAGTACGCATCTACAATGAAGGGCAATGCCAAGTTAGAAGGCCGAGTCCTCTATCGTGCCTATGAAGAAGATCAAGGCAAAGCGCAAGATGGCGTGCTTAAGGCTATTGAAAAAGTTAAAATTAGATTAAACCAAAGAGCATCGGTGGTTGGATAATGCCAAATATTCTAATTGATTTAGCTGCCGAGTTTACTGGCAAGAAGGCCTTTGATAAGGCTGGCAGTTCGACAACTAAACTTGAAAAGAGTGTAAAAAGTTTAGGCCGCACTCTTGGCGTAGCCTTTAGCAGTGCTGCTGTTCTTGCCTACGGCAAAGCCTCTGTGAAGGCTGCTGCTGCCGATATTAAGGCACAAAAGCAGTTAGCCCTAGCCCTAAAAAATGTTGGCTTAGAACGCGACGCAGCGACCGCTGAAGGCTATATCCAAAGACTTGAAGCAGAGTTTGGCATCATCGATGACAAGCTACGCCCTGCTTATGCTTCCCTATCGATCGCGACCAAGAACACTGCCGAAACCCAACGCATTCTTGGCATTGCCTTAGATATTTCAGCAAGCACAGGCAAAGACCTTGAAGCCGTTGTATTTGCATTGAGCAAGGCTTACTTAGGCAACAACACAACTTTGAGCAAGTTAGGCGTTGGCATTGCCAAGGCTGATCTAAAAACTAAGTCTTTCAAAGAGATCACAGATCAACTGGCTGTTACCTTTGCTGGTTCTGCTAAGGCTTCTGCTGATTCATTCTCTGGCTCAATGGACAAGTTAGCGATCGCTTCAAACAATGCTAAAGAGATCATTGGTACAAGCCTTATTGGTGCTTTGCAATCACTAGGCGATGACAAGAGCATAGGCAATTTAAGTGCTGATATTGAAGGTGCTGCAAAGTCACTAGCTAACTTAATCGATTCAATTGTTTATCTCAAAGGTGAAATATCTTCGATACCAGGTGCCGGAATCTTTGGATTCTTAGCAGGTGGCGTAAGTGATCTATTGGGCAGATTTAGCCCTCAGCGTTTAGCCGAGTTAGTTAAAGCCATTAAAGGATTCCAAGGCATGGGCAATGTTGCCATGACTGGTGGAAGCAATCAAGATACTCAAAAGTTTGAAGCACAGCAAAAGAAACTAGCTGCTGCACAAGTTGCTGCTACTAAGAAGGCTGCTACTGCAAAGATTAAGGCTGATCAATTAGCGGCTTCTAATGCAGCTAAACTGGCTAAGGCTCAATCAATCTTTGACATTGACAAGATTCAGATTGAGGCCGCGCTAAAGGGCAAGATCTCAGACGACGAAAAGTTACGCCTAGAGTTACAGCGTGCAATCCTCAACGAGGACTTTGACTTGGCCGATAAGTTACAAAAGAAACTAGAAGCCTCGCAGCGAGCCACAGCAGCTCTTCAAGGTTCTATTAATGGCATTAAGCCACCTGTTGATCCTTTTGCTGGGATGCTTCTAACTTTAGAATCTGTAATTACAGCTCTTGGCAAGATCTCTGGAATGCCTGTCAGCAGTGTTGGTGGCACAAAGAATGTACCTAAAGAACCTGTTGAGATTATAGATCCAAAAGATCCTAAGCAAGATCCACCTCCTACTAACAAAGAACCAGTTCCAGTTATTGTGGTTCCAGATCCAACTCCGCCACCAGCAACTAATAATAACAATCCCTTTGGTGGTCTTGGTGGCAGCACTGGTGGCTTTGGTTTCTCGCTTCCAGATTATCTAAAGAATACAATTCCACAGCAACCAGTCACAGTTATTGTAAACAACAATGGCACAACCATTATGCAAGATGAGTTTGTAAAAGTAGTCAATGAAGCAGTAGTGACTGCGAATACTAATGGTCAGAATAACTATCGACCAGGTGCAGTGCCAGCAGAGAATCTATAATGACACTTCCAGTAATTAACGCAATCATCAACTTTTCAACAGGTGCTGGCTTTGCCTCGCCTATGATTCTTGATTCTGGCGTTCTGGGAGTCAATGCTCTAGCTGATAGCACTGCAGTATCAGTCGATGTATCTAGCCTCGTTGATTCAATCAAAACTACACGCGGTCGCACAGCTCTTTCAGATGTATTCCAGACTGGCACAATGAGCCTTCGGATAATCGATCAGACAGGCGCGTTCAATCCAATGAACCCAGCCTCGCCTTATTACAATCTTTTAACTCCAATGCGCAAGGTAACTATCACTGCCACTTATGGCACAACTACCTACCCAATCTTTGCTGGCTACATAACCTCATATGATACGACTACTCCTAAAGATGTTGGTGAAGTTGTTTACACAACCATTCAAGCGGTTGACGGCTTTAGATTATTTCAGAATGCACAGATCACAACTGTGGCTAGCAGTTCAGCTGGTCAAACCAGTGGCACAAGAATTGGCAAGTTGCTCGATGCCGTAGGTTGGCCTGTCGGAATGCGCGATGTTGATACTGGCCAGACCACAGTTCAAGCAGACCCCGGAACTTTAAGAACTTCGCTTGGCGCAATGCAGACAGTCACAAGCACCGAATATGGTTCTTTGTATATGGACGCATTCGGTAATTTAGTTTTTCAAGACCGCCAACTTACTTCATCAAGCGTTGCTGGGACTCCAGTTGACTTTAATGACAATGGCACTGGGATCTCGTATAACAATGCCGTCTGGAAACTAGACGATACTTTAGTATTTAACAAGGCCAGCGTTACTCGTACTGGTGGCACAGCTCAGGTGGCCTTTAATCAAGATTCGATCGATAAGTATTTTTTGCACTCATTCCAAGAGCAGAACCTGCTTATGGAAACAGATGCGGAAGCCCTAAACAATGCCCAAGCCTTTGTCGCTTCTCGTCAAGAAACTTCAATCCGTTGCGACGCGGTTACTCTGGATCTCTACACTGCTAACTATGACGCTGGCATTACTGCCGCTTTAGATCTTGACTTCTTTGATCCAATCACAGTAACCACAACTCAACCGGGCTCATCGACCCTTACCAAGACTTTGCAGGTATTCGGCGTGTCACATGACATCAAACCGAGTAACTGGAAAACCACATTAACCACCCTAGAACCCATCATTGATTCGTTCATTATTGGAACAAATTATGGGATACTAGGCACTAACACACTTTCTTACTAAGGAGATCAAATGGGAGCACCATTAGGCTTCAAGACATTCGCCACAGGTGATGTTCTCACAGCCGCAGACACAAACGGATACTTAATGCAGGGAGTCTGGACATTCGCTTCAGCAGCTGCTCGCGATGCGGCTGTTACTAGCCCGCAAGAAGGCAATTTTTGCTTCTTAAAAGATAGTAATACCACACAATTTTATTCAGGATCAGCATGGACAGCAGTGGGCGCCAGCAAAGTTATACAGGTAGTTTACGGCAGCACTAGCACGTCAACTACTAACGCAACTAGCACCTATGCAGATACAACTTTAACGGCAGCCATTACACCGACTTTAGCCACAAGTAAAGTTTTAGTAATGGTCGCGCAAAATGGTCTTCAAAAAAGTGGTGCTAACTCTAACAATGCTATGGGTATCAAAATTTTTAGAGGTGCTACAGAAATCAGCGTAAGTACACCTTTAATGCTTTATACCGGAACTGCTGCTGAAATTATTGGTACATCCTATGCACAAAATATACTCGATGAACCAGCCACAACTTCAGCGACAACTTACAAAACACAATTTAGAAACGCTAACAACGGTAGCGGAATTACTACGCAATATGACAGCGCGAAATCAACAATCGTTCTAATGGAAATAGGTGCATAAAATGGCTAGAACAAATGAAGTTTTAACAATGCTAATACCTGGTGGGGGCTGGATAGCAACAGGCGATGCTTATGAAGGCATTGAATTCATAGATTGTGAGCCAATTACTAAGGCAGAGTTTGAGGCTGGCTTTGCAAAATACGACAATTTCAAAGCAGCAAAAGATGCAAAAGCCGTTGCCGACAAAGCTGCACTACTTGCCAAACTAGGCATTACAGCCGATGAAGCGGCGTTGCTTTTAGGCTGATGAAGCCTCGTTTATCTAAGTGCGCAATCCAGTTAAGGGAACAGATTGACGACACATTCCCAGATCGAGATCGATCTTCTGATGGTTGGATCGGCGACACACGACACTCTGCGCGTAAGTCAGATCATAATCCAGATGCTAGCGGCTGGGTTCGTGCCATCGATGTCGATCGAGATCTTTCGGGTAAAGCTAAACCTGACACCATGCCAGATCTTGCGGATCAGATTCGTATCTTTGCAAAGTCTGATTCTGGAAAGCGCATCTCATACATCATCTTTGATGGCAAGATCGCAAGCCCACTCCTTAAATGGAAGTGGCGCAAATACACAGGGATTAACAAACACAATCACCACTGCCATATCTCGTTTACAAAAGAAGCTGACCTTAATGGTGAGTTTCTTCAAATACCTATGATCGGGGAATCACAATGAAAGATCTACAAAACGCATTAGGCTCATGGGGCAGAGCATTCTTAGTGGCAGTTATATCCATGTATGCCGCTGGAGTTCAAGAACCAAAGGCTTTGATTGCTGCTGGTCTTGCATCGATTATTCCACCAGTGTTGCGCTACCTAGACCCTAAAGATGAACTCGGAAGAAAATGACACAGGGCGAATTCTTTCAGCTCTATATTGCCACTCTTGTGATAATCGGTGGATTGGCTGGCTTTGTGATCACTCACTTGCTGAGCGAGATCAAGCGACTCAACACACGATGCGATGAGATTTACAACATACTTTTAGAGCGGTAAAATAAAGCATGGCCGCGCGCAAAACTAAAGCAATAGAGGATCAGGGTTACACTCCACTAGAGGCTTACTGTATTGGGTTAAACGAATACTATAAAGCTTTGCGCAAGGCTGGCTTTGCCACAGACATCTGCATGTCAATGCTTATGGATCCATTCTCTTATCCTGATTGGATACTCCCTAAGCGCATCAACGATAATCCCAGCAATATGCCGGACTTTTATCCTGACGATGACGAGGATTAGTGAAGCGCACTGTTGTAGTGCCAGATTTGCAAGTGCCTTTTCACGACGCGGTGGCCGTCGCTAATGTCGCCTCGTTTATTAAAGTATTTCGGCCTGATGCTGTCGTTACTCTCGGAGATGAAATCGATCTCCCACAAATCA